GAAGCTATAGAAATAAGCCATTTGGCATTGACTCGTGTTCAGGCCGTACAAATGACGCAAGCCAAACTTAGGGAGAAGAACACATGAAGACCTGGATCAAAAGAATACTGGGCCGAAGCAGCGCCGATCTAAACGCAACCGACGACTACGTGGTTGTTAAAAAGAAAGAACTTGAGAGCCTAACGGAAGAATTAAGGGAACTACGCAGCCGAAACCTGTCTACAGACGCCAGGGAACTAGACCTGCTGGTAGCTAACTTAGAGACAGAGAACGGGGCCCTCATGATGGCGCTCAAAAAAGCACATCAAGACATCAATGACCTGCTAACTGTGAAAAAGGCTATACAATAAACTGTTGGGAATTGCAGTTGCCAACACAACCATAGTTTAAAGGGGGCCCACAGCCCCCTTTTTTTATTCCTCTTGGTTTTGAACCTTGCAGCCAAGGTCTACAGGATCCATCTTGAGGTAACCAAATACGGCCTTTCTACGCTTGTCAGACTTTGGCTCCCCGCAATTAGGGCAGTTATGGCCGCACACCGAGCAATAGTTCATGGGATTATCAAAGGCACGAACCACGCGCTTCTTGTGTTCTTCCCGGCAATGCTCCAGCCACTTGGCCCTCCAACCCTTGATCGCAATCAACTCGTCTATCTTGTCAATGACTTGCTGCGTGACACGGCGACCTTTGACCGCATTGAAGAAGGTACCGCGGCTTAAATCAAGGCCCTCTGAGGTTTCGTTGTCGTACAAGCGGCTGATGTTTGGGTGCCCCGAGCCATACTCGCTGGCCCAGACGATGATCTTGATGGTGTCCAAGTCCAAAGGGGACGTGGCTTCTACTGGTCGGCCCATGATTTTTCCTTCATTAAATGGTTCGGGTCATAGATTATATGGCATTCTGTGCAAGCTATGCTATGACAATGGTAGGTATAAATACTAGGTTTGACCAAAAACGCTATAGATGATATTTCTAGCCATAACAAAGAGTATCAGTACAACCTTTTAACAGACACGGGGATCTCCTCTTTTGAATACGAGCGAACGATAGTCTTTTTATTAGTTATTAGAACCAATACACTCTATTTAGCCTAAAAATAATCATCTATAGCGTTTTTGAGCGTCCCTGTTTACGCGGTTCGCGGTTTAATCTACAATAGAAAAAATTTAGAAACATTGGAGTATTGCAATGCCATTTCAAAAAGGTGTTAAACCTGCTGGATCCGGCCGCAAGCCTGGCAGCCCTAACAAGCGCGACGTCAAGCGCCAAGAGATCTTCGAGCGCATCGTTGAGAAGCACGGTGATCCACTCGAGGCCTTGGCTGAGATGGCGTTTAACCCTACGCACGACCTCTTGGTTCGCAAGGACTGCATGAAGGAACTGGTTCAGTACGGTCACGCCAAGAAGCGGTCTGTCGAGATCACCGGGCCTGACGGCGGGCCGATTGAAGCAAGGCTTGAGCTTGTCGGGCAGATCACCGATCTCATTGGCAAGCTGAACGCTGGCGGCAAATGATCCTGTCCAAGACAGAGCTGACGACAATCCAATCTAGCCTTGCTAGCCTGGAACTGGAGGACCTTGCTCACATAGCCTGGAAGCTTAAATGGAAGTCCACAGCCCGTGAGCAGCAGATAACGCCGCCTGGAGACTGGCTCGTTTGGCTTATCTTGGCGGGCCGTGGCTTTGGCAAGACCAGGACAGGTGCTGAGGACATAGCTAACTATGCAGCCGACAACCCTAATGTTCGCTGCGGTGTCATTGCCCCAACGTCTGCTGACATCCGAGGTGTGTGCTTTGAGGGCGACTCCGGGATCATGGGCATAGTTCCGCATTACCTGATTGAGAACTACAACAGGTCTATTGGCGAGATCACCATGAAGAACGGATCATCGATTCGAGGCTTCTCTGCTGAGGAACCTAGCCGTCTACGTGGACCCCAGTTCCACAGAGTTTGGTGCGATGAGCTTGCTGCTTGGCAATACGTCCAAGAGACCTGGGACATGATGAAGTTCGGCCTGCGCCTGGGCGTAGACCCACGGGTCGTCATCACAACCACGCCGCGCCCAATTGAGCTGGTCAGGAAGCTGATCAAGGACGCCGAGAAAAAGAATAGCCGCATTCACATTACTCGGGGATCTACCTATGACAACGCCGCGAATCTTGCAAAGTCTTTTCTTGCCGAGATCACACAGTACGAGGGAACCCAGCTTGGAAGGCAAGAGATCCATGCCGAGGTTATTGACCCCGAAGAGACCGGCATCATTAAGCGAAGCTGGTTCAAGCTCTGGTCCGCCGACAAACCCTTGCCCCTCCTTGAATACATTGTCATGAGCCTCGACACGGCGTTCACGGAGAAGTCCCTTGATCGTAAGAGCCATGACCCTGACCCTACGGCCTGCTCGGTGTGGGGCGTCTTCCGCCACGAAAAGAAGCCTGCCTTCATCCTGCTAGACTGCTGGGAAGGCCATTTAGGGCTTCCTGACCTGATCGAACGGGTCAAGAAGGAGTGGTCCGTGCGGTACGGAGATGAGGACACCCGGCCCGTGATTAAGCCGTTGATTGGCCCAAAACAATCGATGTTCGGCGGCAAAGCACCCGACCTGATGATCATCGAGGACAAAGGATCTGGCATCAGCCTGCGTCAAATGCTGGCTCGTGAGGACATCCTTGCCTACCCCTACAATCCAGGGCGTGCAGATAAGCTCCAGCGCCTTCACGCGGTCTCGCATTTATTTGCACATGGATTTGTTTGGGTGGTAGAATCTGACAAACGGCCTGGGGCTCCTCGTTCCTGGGCTGACCCTTTAATCTCGCAGCTGTGCAGCTTTCATGGTGAAGGATCAATCAAGCATGACGACTTTGTGGACTCAACGACACAGGCGCTGCGGCTGCTTGCTGATCGCAACAGTCTCTCAGTCACCAGAAAAGCTGAAGACAGAGTTGAACGGGACATCAAGCCAAGGCTTGTGAACCCTTACGCGATCTAACCGGAGCATTGAATGGCTGAAAACGAACAAGAATACGGCGAGATGTACGAGGTTGAGGATGACTCCAAGGTCCGTGATACCGAGGACGGTGGGGCAATGGTCACCCTCGATGACTCAGCAACACCTGCCGAATCCGAGTTTTACGCCAACCTAGCCGAGACAATGCCCAGTTGGGAACTAGCCAACCTGGGATCAGAGCTCTGCGACATCTTAGAAAAAGACAAAGAAGCCCGCAAGAAGCGGGATGAGCAGTATGAAGAGGGTCTGCGCCGCACAGGCCTTGGTGATGATGCCCCAGGCGGCGCATCGTTCACAGGAGCCAGCAAGGTCGTTCACCCGATGCTGACTCAGGGTTGCGTGGACTTCTCAGCCCGTGTCATGAAGGAGCTCTTCCCGCCTGACGGTCCAGCCAAAGACAAGATCATTGGTGAACAGACCCTTGAGAAGCAAGAAAAAGCCGATCGCCTTGTCAAGTTCATGAACTGGCAGATGACCGAGCAGATGCCTGAGTTTAGGTCCGAGCTCGAACAGCTGTCTACTCAATTGCCTTTGGGCGGTGGCCAATACCTTAAGATCACTTGGGACCAGGACAAGCGGCGGCCAGTGCCTCAGTTCGTCGCCATCGACGACGTCTACCTACCGTTTGCTGCCACCAACTTCTATTCATCTGAGCGCAAGACTCACGTTCAGTACTTGACCCGCATCGAATATCAGAAGCGTGTTGAGTCAGGCATGTACATGGACGTTGACCTGATGGCCAGTCCGCTGCCTCCTGACGAATCAAAGGCCGAGACTGCCAACAACAAGATCGAAGGTCGTCAGCCCGATAGCTACAACATCGATGGCCTACGCACCACTTTTGAATGCTACATCATCCATGACTTCAAGGATGAATACGGCCTGGCACCCTACATCATCAGCTTGGATAAGGCAACTCAGAACGTGTTGTCAATCTATCGCAACTGGGAAGAAGACGACGACACCAAGCAAGAGATGCAATGGATGGTTGAGTTTCCATTCGTGCCTTGGCGGGGTGCTTACCCCATTGGCCTGACCCACATGATTGGCGGCCTAAGTGCCGCTGCGACAGGTGCTTTAAGAGCTTTGCTTGACTCTGCCCACATCAACAACTTTCCTGGCTTGCTG